TGGGCTGTAACATAATTCGAAGAGACACCGCCACAACCATCCGTCAAAAAGATAGAATTAACAAGATCTAATTTATACAGTTTTTTGAATTCGGAAACAATATTGATAGAAGCAATAATAGATTCATCAAGCGGAGTACCATAGAGTTGTTCACTCGGAGGAACATAATCACGATGATAGCGTGAGGCATAAACAGCACCCACATAAAGCATGTTTTGAACAGCTTCCCGATAAGCGGAAGAACTCATTGAGGAACTCAAATACTGTTTTAGATGAAAACTAGGATTAAACACGGAAAGATCATTAGCTTTTTGGGTAAAATAAGGTTCGCGCGCGCCAAATGATTGGACGTTATAGTGATCAGAGAACCCATAAACTTCAAACGGAATATTAGTTTTTTTACAGAACATAGTAAGTAAGATTGCCTGTTCAAACGTCGGACTTAAGATATCCTGCATTGAACCAGAAAGATCAATGAATAACACCATACCATGGTTCTGACCCTGCGGAACAGACATAACGCGCTGAAAAATATCACGGTCTAAGCTGAAACGTGCTAGTTTCTTAGGATTGATTTTACCAGACTTAGCACTTTTTGCGCGGGATAACTGAGTTGCGTTTTTGCGCATTTCAAATTCTTTGATCATGTAATTAATTACAGGATTAGAACGCTTGATGAAATTAGTATATCGTTCAGGATTCTGAGCGACGAAATCTGCACTGTAGTGATCGCTCATCAGTTTTATGTGACTGCGAATTTTATCATGAACTTTATTGTGTGGAATAATACAGTTTTTATTATATTCAGGAACATTTAATATGTAAATCTGACCATTTGAATTATCAACCAGATTCTCTTCATTCTTGCGCTGAGCATTATCAGTAATAGAACTTACATCCTGTTCATTTTCATGTTCAGGAGTTTCATTAATATCACCTGTTGACTTTTCTTTCTCTTCAGTTGAAGCATCAGAAGTTTCTGAACCTTCCTCATTATCTGAGTCATCTGAGTCATCTGAGTCATCTGAATTTTCAAAATCGGTTGAATCATCAGAATCTTCTGAGTCGTCGCCATTCTCATAATCGTCGCCGTCATCATAATCTTCATCTTCGTAATCATCACCCATATCCATCGGATCAGATAGATCGTCCGAGTCATCCTGCTCGGGTTCATTTTTCTTATCTTCAAGTGCCTTGCCGTAAATTTCACGCGCAATAACTTCAATCTCGTCCCATGTTTCAGCAACATTAAGGCGATCAACGAATTTCATTTCATCGGGAGTAAATGGTACACGAACATGTGCGCCAAGTTTAAAGAAAATATTGAGACGGTCAATTAGACGCATCGTAGATACGTTAAGACCATTAAGACCAAAGAAGTCACGATTATGGAGTTCTTTGTAGGCGAGTGAAAATGAACGTCGCAGACCAGGATAACGATCTTTAATCTTTCGTTCAATGCGAGCATCCTCGCACACATTCAAATAAGACTTGAGTCCCTTATTCTCAATAACGGCATCATGCCAGCCCTGTTTCGGGGTGTAAAGAGCATGACCGACTTCATGACCCATAAGAAGATCATAAAGAATACCATCCATTTCTTTCCAAATCGGAAGAATAATAGAACGGGAATTTAGATCAAAATACGCAGTTTGTACTTTTCGGTGCTCGACATGAATATTCTCTTCAGCGAGACACTTAGCCAGAACGGACTTAGATTCGAATAATTGAGTCATTTGAAAACCTCTTAACCTTACAACCATTTTACTCTAACTGGCTGAAATAGGCAATCCAAATAACTCAATCCAAATCAATGACTTATGTGTTCGCTTTCTCTAGCTCTTGCACCCAGTCCAGTTGCTCAGGTATTAAAGTCCTCTGTGAGCTCCCATGCTCCCTCTGGTAGACCGTCTTACCCTTATCTGGGCTTTCGTATATGTACATTTTATCAGGTTCCATATTCAAACACCGTTGGTTTCTGTTGAATTTGTATTTTTGGAGAATCATCAACAATTACCTGCTTTGCTGCCTTTTCTTCTTTTAGTTGTTGATTCAAAGCAACAGCATGTAATTTTCTGTCTTTTTCAATTTTCTTCAGATTTTTCTTAACCTTTTCTTTTGCTCTATTTACAATTAATTGACTAACCTTGGAAGTGTATAAGATGCCATCTAAATGATCCATCTCATGTTGAAAAATTCTGGCTGTTAAACCATCAAATCGTTCTTCTTTAGTTACGCCATTCATGTCAGTGTAACGAACCTGAATACTGGACAGTCTTGGAATTTTTATAAACAATCCTGGAAATGAAACGCAGCCTTCTTCATATACTTCTATTCCAGTACCGCTTAAAATTTCTGGATTAAAACAAGCAAATCCAACCTTCTCAGCACCCATAACAAATACACGATGAGAAAGTCCGACTTGATTAGCTGCTAGTCCCATTCCGCGATATTTCACCATGGTCTCAATTAAAGAAATAGCAAGATATCTAGGGTCAATAGGAGGATTGCTGAAATCAAAAAGTGGGAGTTTAGTTTTAAGAATATCTGAATATGGGTCTACTCTATCAAATATCTCATACTCATACATGTTACCTTCTACAATTTTAATTTTCTTCTCAGCCATCATTTATCTCCTGTAAATTATAATGTTCAAATTGCATTACTCCATTCTCTAAAACGAAAGAAGCTTCAATTCCATCTACTACCTTATATCCTATTTGGTTTTCGCCAGTGAAGAGCATTTTAAATTTAACATTAGCATGTTTCTTAATAAGACCTGCTTGCCATTGATGAGGTTCCATTATACGATTCTTGAAAAGTTTTTAACTTTCTCAAATTTGATTACATCTCTAAATTTATCCATTAATATATCACCCTTATGGCTAATTGTAAACACATTAGTGTCAGTCAAAGTATTCACGAGTTTCATAAATTCTTCAGTGCCAGTATTATCCAGAGAGCTGTCGAACACCTCATCAAGTATCAACAAATTAGTATTCATGCTACTCTTCATTTTAGCAATTGCTCGCCAAGTGAATAGTAGTGCTAGATCAATTCTCAATTTCTCACCTTCCGAGAAGTTCTGATAGGTAAACTCATCCCTATGTCTAGATTTTATTGTTTCTTTGAATTCTTCATCAATCTCAAAATTAACAAAGAAGTCCATCGCAGCAAGATACTTATTAACAAGCTTGTTTATAACTGGCAAATATTGCTTAATAATTCGTGCCTTAATGCCTGAGTCTTTCAATAAGTTAGCTGCAATATCTATGTAATTTTTGCTCTCAAGAATCGTTTTTCTTTCTTCAGACAAAGAAGTAAGGGAATCAACTAACTCTTGGGAAACGCCCATCATGTCTTCACTGACTGCCTTCTTGCCACTCAAATCAGTTATTTCTTTTAGGAGTTTTTTTGTGTACTTGTTTATTTGTGTGACTGACGCATTAATCCTAGTAATTTCATTATTGTGATCACTGATCTTTTTATTGACCTTGGCAATTTCATTTAAGCGTTCGCTTGCTTTATTATATTCTTCTTGTAGTTTTTGCAGTCCATCAGTATATCTTGTTAGATTGTGATTACATCCTTCAACCTTTTCATCTTTGTTATTGATAGTTTGGTCGCAGGTCGGACAGGTGCTATTTTTAGTATAGAACTCTATCTCTTTCTTGGTCTTAGTTATATTCTGTTCAATCTTGGCTTCAATCTGATGCAAACTTTTTTGTTTTGTTTTTAATGATGGTTCATCAGAAATACGTTTTGCCATTGCATCAATGTGTTTCTGAATTAATGCAGCATCAGCATTTAATTTTTCAATTTGTTCAACGTGCTCATCGTATTCTTTTTGTTTGTTTTCAGCCTGTTCTTTATTATTTTTCTGAGCCTCTTCAATAAACTTTTTTTGCATTTCAATCTTAGCAAGAGTAGATTCTATCTGAGCCTTTAACTCAATGCTTCTTTCCTTAATCTCTTGCGCCTTAGACTTAACTACGACATTCATTGAAGAGAACACATTAATATCTAAAAGGTCTTCAATAATCGTACGACGTTCATGAGCCGAAAGCTGCATAAAAGGAACGAATGAAGAAGAGCCTAGTATAACGATCTGAGTAAATGCTTTATAGTTAAAACTCAGAATCTGATCTTCAAGAATATTCTGATAATCCTTACTGGCTGCTTCTTGGTTCAGTAGAATTCCATCACAATAAATTTCAAAAATATTCGGCTTGATTCCTCGAATCACTTTGTAGTTTTTATTGGCTGCACGAAATTCAACTTCAACGACACAATCTTTATTATTAATAGAGTTGATTAGACTTGGTTTATTAATTCCTCTGAATGGTTTTCCAAATAAAGCAAAGGTCAATGCGTCTAGCATTGTTGATTTACCTGCACCATTTGTACCAACAATTAGAGTGTTAGTAGACTTATCTAATTTGATTTCTGTGAATGTGTTCCCAGTTGAAAGAAAATTCTTCCATTTGAGTGTCTTAAAGTGTATCATTCTAAATTTTGCGCTTCAAAGTAAATTTCGTGCATTAATGCCTTGAGTTTAGTTTTCTCCACATCAAATTCTAATGTGTCAATAACCTTATCAAGAATCGTAAGTGTATCGTCTGACTGATCAACTATGTCATCATCAGATATCTCTGAATAGTCAGTATGATCCTCCACGACAGTAATGTCAAGGGGAGATGCCTTATATAAATTGTCGAGAAACATGTCATACAAAACAGGATTCGTTTTATTGATGACGATGACCTTAATTATGGAATTTTTAAATAAACTGAAATCTTTATTAGTCACACTCTCGAGAGATTCAAGTTTATCGTCATAAACAATTTTATGAAACATCTTAAAAGGATTTTCAATAAATTCCATTTCACGAGTATCAGTATCAAAGATATGGAATCCTCGCTTATCATTATAGTCAGCCCAAGTCATCTCACCAGGAGTTCCGACATAAAAAATATGTCCATTGTAACTTCTGTGATGAAAGTGACCGCTTAATACAAGTTCATACTTCTTGAGCTGGTCATCTTTCATACCTTCATGACATATATTACCACGATCCATCTCAAACCCAGCAAGTTCAAAATGACCAAAACAAATTTGAGATTTACTATCTTTTATGAATTGATTTATCTCTTGTTCATTTTCAACACAAATCCATGGGATAACATCAACCTTTGTTCCATCAAAATCTTGAGTATATGCTTTATCGACTATTGTGATATTTTTGTATTCTTGTAAGAGAAGCTGAGGTGAGTTCACTTCAAGAGTGTTCTTGAAAGCGATGTCATGGTTGCCCAATAGAGTGTAGAATTTAATTCCTGCATCTCGCATTGGATCAAAGAAATACTTACGACTCAGAGCGAGCGTCTGAAAGCCGATGTACTTTCTACGATCAAATAAATCCCCCATCTGAAATACAACATCGATGTTGTTATCTTTCAAATATGGGAAAAAGACTTCTTCGTAGAATTTTCTATATAAATTATGGAATGGGATAGAGTCTCCTCTCATCCCATGGTGCTGATCGCCCAATATAGCAATTTTCAAATCTGGTCTCCGCCCATAGATACTATCAAGTATAACTTATTTTTGTGTAATACTCAAAATTTTATTAAGTTGTCTTTCTACAACCTCTTTACGGTTTGGCCAACGAATCATTATTTTTTCAGGATCTTTCATTAAATTCTGCATAAATGGAACTACAATAGCTTCTACAGCTTCGAGTTTTTCTTGATATGTCAATGCTGTTGCGGACTTACTAGATGCAGCTGCACTGGCAGCAGCTTTCTGCTTTTCCAGTTCAATCTTAGCATCAATTTCATCTTCATGAACGAATGTAAATCCAAAATCTTCTGGGGGAGTATTAGCCATCTACAATTACCTCATCTTCTTCAATTAATAATTCAAGTGACTTTTTAGTTTTACGTTTCTTTTTAAGTTTAGCAGTTTCATAATTTTGAATAAACTCTGATATATTGTCATACATTTCAAACTGTTTATAGTTACTCCCTGCTTCTTCTAGTTCAAATTGTTCATATTCGTTAAGAATGCCTATCTGTTCAGTTGATTTATACTTAACATAGAGTTGTTTCTTTTCTTTATGAATTCGACGAATAAATGCGAAATAGATTATCTGAGTAAAATATGCAAAAGGATTTTTAGATTTCTTAGGGTCAAAATTATCAAAGTACATTATGCAATTTTCAATACCATCCGCAATCATTTCATCTCTAAAAGAATAGGAAAGGAAATTCGGTTTGTGTGATAGATTTTCAGCAATGAGCATCAGACACTTACCGATATAGTCAGGAATCCTTGGTTTAGGTGCTCCTTCCCGTTTTGCCTTTCGCATATCCTTTTTGTACTGTAGGATAGTTTTCATTAACTCCGCATTATTTACATAATGGTTACGTTTTTTAGTTTCTGCCATAATAATTTGACCTTCAAGTTTTAAATCAGTACAATCAGTGTGTCGCGTTTAAAGTAAAAGATTAATTCAGTTTAGTATCTTTACTCTTAAAGCTTATTACTTTCTTATCTTCATCCATATATTCAGTAGTTTTCTTTTCAACTTTTAGAGATGCCGCATCTTCAATCATCTCAAACACTATTCCAAAATAGTATTCTTTTATATCTTCTTCTATCTCGGATACAAATACTATATCTTTCTTGCTCAACTTACAAGAATTATCTTTAGCGATTCCCTGTGGAATCCAGTTATGCATGTAGATAGTTTGTCTTCCAACTTCTAAATCCGCATCAATCAGAATTTTCATTGGATTTCTAATAACCATTGAAGTTTCTTTATCTTCTTCAATTGCTGCAATAATGTCATCTCCACCTGTTAATCTCATAAATTTAACATTAATTTCTAATTCTATTTTTTTCTTAGTCATATTTTAACTCTACCTTGTAAGTTGAGATTTTAAATTTCTCAGCATGGTATATTTTCACTCGCTCAGCATAATGGTTCATTGTATAATTTACATGATTACCAGTTCTTAAGTCATCAGATATATCATAAAGAGTTGCAATTTCTTTGCCTTCCCCTAGTCTCAATCCGCGCCCTATGGATTGTAAATTACGAATCTTAGATTTACTAGGAGAAGCGAATATAATATTATGTAGGCGTCGAATATTTACCCCAGTAGAGAACACACCATAAGAGGCAACAATAATAGCATCGTTTTCTTGTTCTGTTATATGCCTTACTGCTTCCCTATCCTCAGCTTCCGTCTCACCACATACGAAAAAGATCTTTCTATTAAGTTGTTCTTTTGTTTTCTCTAAGATATTATTATATAATATTCTGCCATGTTTGTCAACATATTGAAACAAAATCAAAGAGTTACCTTTAAGATCAAGTGCTAAATTAGTCACAAATTTGTTTCTATGAGGATTAGTTACAATAAAGTCCATCTCTTCATGGAACTCCATTTCTTTAACTAATCTACATGCTGCTTCTGGGTATTTTAATACTAAACATTTAATTTGTAAATCTGACAATTGACCCTTGTCAATTAATTCTTTGGTGGTGACTACTTTAAGAGCTGGTCCAAAATGTCCCTCAAGAACTAACTTGTGGACTTCACTATCATCAATAGTTCCCGTCGTACCGATACGATATTTAGCATTAGACAGCTTAGTCATTATATTAGAAAGCGACTTGGCTTTAAAACTGTGAGCCTCATCCCCTATGACAAAATCAAACTGTTCAAAAAACTTCTTAGGGAATTCATGAATTGATTGCCATGTCGATATGGTCAGAGATTTAGTAATCTGTTTTTCTTGTCCCTGATAAATCTTTTGTACATTTTTCTCCACATCCCAACCATTGGCTGATGAGTAATCTTTCATGTCACCATACATCTGTTCTACAAGGGAAATAGTAGGAACAATAAGCAATCCTCTCCTACAATCTTTCTGTAAAAGATATCGCATAATTAAATAAATTATTAATGATTTACCAGAAGCTGTTGGTGAGAGTAATAATGCCTTTCGATACTTAATTGCTTTGACAAAACCAACGAACTGATAATCTCTAGGCTCAATTGCTTGTCCGCGAGAATGTAAATCTAATGACTGAGCAAAAGCAACAGATTCTTCTGGTGTGAACTGATTAAAAACATGAGCAGCAGGATCAACTAAACATTTTAATTTTCTTTCTTCACAAAAATCTTTTATATAACGGATTAATCCGCCATAGATTCTTGAGGTCTTTTTAGAATAAAGATATATCTTACCATTCCAAATTTTCTTTTTGTATAAAGGGCTGAATTGATAATTAGGCGCATAGAATGAAAAAAAATCATTGAGCTCAGCTTTTATTGAATCATCACATTCAAGCTGAACAAATACTTCATTAACTCTATGGACGATTATATCAACCTTGTCCATTTACAAACCTTTCAAAGTCAATAAACGCTCTCATCTGATAAGTGCGAGCATTAATTTCTTTGATAATCATTTCACAAGCTGTAACAGCCTGTTCATGTAATGCTCGCTTGGCTTGAATCTTAGTCAAGTCATCATCAGATTCAATATAAGTGCTGACGTCACTCTTAAGCACAAATCGAAAAGGTTCCCAGCCATATTGCTTCAGTTCACTCTCATCAAGTCTTCCTTGATAATATTCCCATTTCACTTTCTTCATCCGCGCAAGTTCAAATCCACATTGCTTGAGTGCAAGGGAATGTAGAGTATGCTGTTTAACATACTTAGAATGGAGGATTGGAATGCGAATAAGTTCCCTACTGGGATCAGTTTGATCTATCACAGAGTCCTTTTCCCACATGTCAACGAGATCAACAACACCAATAGGTTTCATAAATTCTCACATTAAAAACAAATAATATCTATTATACTCTTACTATATTGTAATAGCTATATTTAAATGTAGCAGTTGCGTAAATTATATTGTCAGCATTATTTTCTGTATTGAATTCTATACCAGTTAAGCTGGTTGGGAAACAATCAACAAACTTAATCTGTAAGTGTTCATTGTTTTTATTACTGTAAATTGACAACATAGCGTCACTATATTGTGGCTTAACGAAATTATTTGGGACGTTTCTTTGTTGTAAATTTAAATCAATGTATTCTTGAAATTCTACTGGGAAAGTCAATCCTCTAATCCAGTCATGGACGCTTTGCCATGATCTATAATCTTCATCTACTATAAACTTAACTTCTAGTTCTTCATACGAAATTTTATCGCCAGGAACAAACAACTCAATGAATAATGTTTTCTGAGGAACTGGGGTTAAAGAAACACCAGGAATATTTGCTGAATGACAAAAATATGTCACATATGGTAATCTATCAAAGTGAAGCTGAAACTTCGTACTTTGAGCTGGATTTTGATTA